GTGCTCCGGTCTCCGCCCCCCGCCCGGCCCCCCCCCCCCCCCCCCCCCCCCCCCGCGACCGGATCTGTCCAATGGATGCGATGGCAGGCCGGGCGCGAGGCGGCAGGGGTAGCAACCAATGGACAGCGCCGGTCGCGCGCGCCGAAGGCGCGCGCTGTGTAAGAGCGAAAACGGCTGAATTCCGTCATTCTGTTTTGACACACTGACGCACCTGACGCACTTTTCCTATTGAGGTCCTGAATGCGTATACGTAACGATAGGGCAATCAGGGGACTTATTGGAAAAGTCCGTCAGTGTGTCGGGCGCGTCAGTGGATCAGTGAAAAACCCGCCTAAGTGGCCGGTTTTTTCTCCTGACGCACTGGTGGCATTGGCACCCAGTACCGTTCGCCTTTGGGGCCGCGCTCGCCCCGCGTCCACTTCAGACGGCGCATGACCTTTCTGATTCGGTTCTGGTCTCGCGTTCCGATTTTCGACGTGTCGTTGAAGAAAAGCGCTTCCCTGGCCACTTCGCTGATCGTTGTGCTTGTCCCCCCAGCGAGCCACGCGCCGATGGCCTGTTCCCAGACTTCGTCCGCCTCGTAGCGCTGTTCCTGTTCCGGCTTGATGTGTTTGTCTTCGAACTCGGGGTCGGGCCACCATTGCGCGTCGTCGCGGAACAGTCGCATCGCTTCCGCGAACAATTGATCGCGGTCGCGCGCCAGGCCCACGAGGTCGAGGGTTCCCGTCGGGACCGGCCAGAACCGGCGTCCGCCGGTCGCATCGCGGAGCCAGGTTGTCTCGTTCGTGCTTCCAATGAAGATGAACTCGCGCGGCTCTTTTACCTCGTTGCGCCCATATTTTGGCGTGAAGCGCTCCTCGGTTCGCGTCAGAAACGCTTTCAGCGTGCTATCCTCGGCATTATCGGTCGCCGACAGATCCGCGATTTCGATGATCCATTTTCCGCGCATGTGCTGGGAAATCCGCACCTCGTCGCCTCGACGGAGGTTCGGCAAACCGTCCGAAAACCAGTCCCCGCCCAGAGTGGCGGCGACACCGGATTTGCCTGTTCCCTGTCGCGGATCTTCCAGCACGAGCATGTAATCCGCCTTGCAGCCTGGCCGCATGATCCGGGCCACCATCGCGATCAGGAAGTATTTGCCGATGGCGCGCGTGTACTCCGTGTCCGGCGCGCCGAGATAAGTCGTCAGCCAGTTGTCGATCAGGTTTTTGCTTTCGTCTCGCCGCAATCCGGTGAGGTAGGTCCGCACCGGGTGAAACGCATTCTCGCGCGCGATCAACTCCATCGCCTGCTGGACCGGCTCTTTGCTGATCCGGCGCAGCGCGTTTTGTTGCAACCATTCCTGGATCGCGGTCGCGTCCGTGTCGTCCTGTTGGCGCGGATATTTCGCCCGCGTCCTGCTGCCTGGCAGCCTGCGGGTAACCACAACCTCGCGCTGCATCTCATCGTAGGCGAGGAGTCCTTTCAGTTCCGGCGCGCGGCGCAGCGCGATGGCGACGTTGGCGAGGTTGGGATAGGGCCGGTTGCTGCCGTCGCGCAGCAAATCATCGCGCCACGTCCCCTGTTTAGGCTGGTCCTCCGCTTCCGGTTCGGTTGCCTTGGGCGGTGTCTTCGTTTTCGCCTTTGCCGCGCTCATGCCGCGATCCTCCGGCGCAGGCCGCGATGTCGCCGCGGGCATGGACGATCTTCCAGGGTGATGGGATTTCGCTGGCCGAACCGGATGGCGTCTTTCGCTGTTCGGGCGGCTTTCGGCCAATCATCGACGCTGTCGGGCAGCCTCGCCATGATCATCGAGATGGCGGCGGCTTCGGTGATTTGGGCTTTGTCGATGAGGCCGCCGAGGGTCTGGCCTCGTTTCAGTAACGTATCGTGTTTATGGCCATCGATCCATACGATGTTGGCGACGAACCGTTCGATGTAGCGGCGGTATCGCTCTTGCTCGCTCGCGCCGCGCCCTGGCGCGCCATGCCGCTTCCGCTTCGGCTTCGGGTCGCAGGCGACTTCCCACGGCGCTTCGACCTGGTAGGCGTCCCACGGTCCCCAGGCCGGGTCGTCCTCCGCCTCCTCGGGCCACTGGATCGGCCTTGGCTTCGCTGGCTTCAGGACCGCCGGCAATAGCCACGCGGGCCAGGGGGCCACGTCGGCATCGGAAATGACGGCGTAGCCGGGCGAGGGCGGTACGGCGATGTAGCCACCCTGGCCGCGCACATCGACGCCGGGCGCGACCGCGCCGCTCTGGTCGTTCCGCACGCCCGCGGCGTGGATGAAAAGCCAGTGCCGCCCGCCGCTCGGTGTGACGTGGATACGGCTTTCCGGCAGCCGGTCGATGCCGTCCCAGTCATCCGATCCGTTGCGCGGATCGAGGTCGAGACAATCGAGGCCGGATCGTTCGCCGGTCGGAACACCGATCAGCCGGGCGGCTGTGTTGGAGAAAAGCCGCCGGACCACGGTGGGATCGGTCGAAGCGGCGTTGGGCCAGTCCTTGAGCAAGGGCGCGCCCTTGTGGCGCAACGGGAACACCGGCCAGCCACGGGCGGCGATGGCCAGCGCGGCCTCATGGAGGGCGATGGCGGCTTCTCGGTTGAATGGATCGTCTCGCATGCGTTCAGCCTCTGGTTGAGGCTGGCGGGAGCGACGTGCTATCGTTTCGCGCGTCGCTGTCGCCCCCGACAGCCTGGTTGAGAGGGTCCGCTTGTCCTGGCAGGAGGCGGGCCCTCGTCTTTTTCCGGCTTGGTGAGGGTTTCCCGCTTCGACGCCGTTTCATTGCCGTTTCAGTTGTTCAGGGTGATTCGACCTCCAATGCTCGGGGATGACTTTGGCGCAGCGCCTCGATGATCTGCGCCGACCAGCGTCCGCGGGTCTCGAGATCGGCGAAGCCGATCAGCGGGCTGTATTTGACCTTGCCGCGCTCATCGCGGATCGGATTGCCATCGGCATCCAGCCGCGGCGCGGCGGGCGGCTGCGCCCATGCTTTGCCGGATTGCGAGACCTGGACGGCGATTTCGTCCATCACCAAACCGCTCGCGAATCTGACTTTGGCGAAGCCGCGCAAGGTCGCGCGGCGACAGGGGCGGAAGCCCTCGACGGCGACGCTGGCGCTCATCCGTTGCCCTCGTTGCCGTGATTCCCTGGCTCGCCAGGGCCATCCCCGCTCGCCCCAGGACTGGGCCCAAGGTGCTGCGATCCAGGCCCGTCAGCGGGCCAGTTGGGGGCCGCGCCGTTCCGCATCAGCGCGTCCGCGCCGGGTTCCGATGAGCGGCTCCAATTAATCGTTTCGCGGGCGTCATTGGCTGACAAGATGCCAGTCTGCACCATGGCGCATATCGCTGCCGTTACGCTTGCGAAATTACCACGGGACAGACCATCTAAGTCTAAAACAATCCTGATCCCCGTTGGGAGAATCTGGTTTATCTCAGCTTCTATAATCGTGACCAAAGGCGTCAGGCAGAGTTGCGCGAACGAGGTAACATAGCTGTCAAGATTTGTTATGGAGCGGGTGCCGATCTGAAGTAACACCTCCGGCACATTGAAGAGTCGGCAGATGTCAGCAACGGAAAACTGACGGGATGCGAGGAACTCGGCATCGACCGAGGTCATCGAGATCGATGACAGACCCCAACCGCCTTCTAGCAACGGGATTTTTCCAGAATTGATCGATCCTGAAAACTTGTCGAGCCAGTCTGAAGAAAAACGTTCTCTTTGCGTATCGCTTAAGAAGTTTGGAGCGGTCAATACGCCACTTGGCCTCATTCCGTTGGCCCAGTTGGACTGGGCCATGCGCGCGATCTCCGCACCCTCGGTGATGGCACTGGCCGCACGCGCGATCACGGATTTACCGAGAATACCGTTGTCTGATCGCAACTTTATGTGCAGCGCTTCTGATGCGAGCAATCGTTTCGGTAACGCAAGCAGCCTCGCTTCTGGAGTCGCGTGCGGCACCAGGTCGAACGCCAGGCGCGCGCCGCCGTCGCCGCTGGCGATGACCTGAGGACTGCACCACTGCCAGGGAATCCCCGTCAGCGATTGGATGCCGCCGCGGCCGTCAGTGCCGACCATGGCGAGGCTGTTACCGTTCAACAGCAGACTGCCGACTTGCTGTTGAACGAAGGCGGGCCATGACGAATAGGGGCTTGGCCGCTCGATGATGCGCCACGCTGCCACGCTCGGTGGCGCGGGTTCGGGACCATCCGGCGTGTCGATGGTCAGGCTGGCGGGCAAGCTGGCGATGGCGCTGGATATGAGCGCGACGCATGCGCTCACGCTCACGACCGCCTCAGGACCGCCGCTGGGGCCGGTCCAGACGCCGCCCAGAGCCGCCTGGCCCCAGCCGTCCGATTGCCACGCCGCGCGCCGTGTCTCTGGCGCTGGCGGCGGCGCTGGCGGCGCGAGCATGCGTCGGCGGCGGGAACGTGCGCCCATTTCAGGCCATTCCGATCAGGCGCGCTCGCGCGGCCGGTGAGGCCGGCGGGTGCGCCAGCCGGTCGCGGGATCGCAATGCGACCGCGGTTTGCGGATAGGCGGGCCAGGCGCTCACCACGGAGACCTCGACGAGATCGACGGCGCTTAGTGACCGCCGGTCGGGTGCGGGCCACGATTCCGCCGTGGCGCGAAAGGCGAATGACATTCCGCCGATGTCGCCGCGCGTCACCATGGTCAGAAGATCGTCGCCTAATTGCGTTTTGGGAACGTCGATTTCGAAGGCGAGACCACGGGCATCCTCGGCCAGTTTGAGCGTGCGGCTGGAGGTTCTGCCAAGCAGCCGGGTCGGGTCGTGATCGAGGAGCGCGAGGATATCGTTACCCGCGGCGAGTGTTTGGGTGAACGCGCCGGGTTGGATCGTTTCACGAAACTTGCCTCCGATGTCAGCCGTGACACCGAACACCGCGGCGTGACCGGCGAGTCTCCTGCCGGTCGAGCGCAGTTCGGTGACGGCGCGGAATTCCAGGTCGTCACGCATCAGGCGGTGCCGACTCCCAGCAATGCCGAGAACGAAAGTGGTTGCTTAATCGCAACGTCAACGGTGGCCATACATCTCACCTGGACGTTACCCTTCGCGTATGCTTGTTCCGCATACGGATTGACCAAAATGTCCAGTTCCGACCAGTAACCGATGATCAGATTTTCCCATGCGCCGAATATCAGGCTGCTTAAGATGCCACCGCCGGAAACCACGGTGCCATCGGCGGGCAGGGCTTGCGTCGCGGCCAATGGATAACCGGCCAGGGAATTCGGTTCCGGCATCAGAAAGTTGCTGTTGGTGTCGCCTGGCGTGTGCAGCGTCTTCCGCATCTTCGCCACCGCGAGCGAGTTCGTTACCCAGCCCAGCGAACCGTCCAGGGCGTTCGCCACGTCCACGCTGGCGATGGCGGTGATGATGTCGTTCCAGGTTGGCGCGGCACCGCCCAGGCCACGCGTGGGGACGCCAGAGCCAGGGTCGAGGATGCCCTTTGGTTCGTTCGGTCCGCCGCCTTTCAGCGCCGCGCGGTCGATGGCCACGGCGATGACCTGGGCCATGTCGTTCTCGACCATGCGGACCACGTCGGGCGAACTTTGCTGCACCATGTTGCGCGATATCTCGACCAGCGCGCCGACGTGCTTAGGCGTCAGAGCGACCGCGTCGGTGGCGGGATCGCTCATCGTGATGGGGCTGTTTTCAGCGACCCAGAACGCCTGTGACGAGGTCTTGAAGCGAGGGATACTTAGATTCCCTTGCAATTCGCTAAGCACCGTCGCGCCCATGCGCCGGACCACCAGCTTTTCGCGCAACCTGTCGATCAGATTTGGCCAAACGCTCGTTTCGATGAGGTTGCTGCCCGGTCCTGTCGCCGGGTTTTGAGTCGTGAACACGCGACGCTCTGGCGCGCCGCCGTGGGCCATGGAGAACAGCAGACCTTGCGCCTTGCGACCGCTGCGCCGTTCGAGTTCGGCGGATACCTCGCGGGCGCGGCCAGACGATTCGCTCGTGTCGCCCATTCCGGCGCGGATCACGTCGAGGATGGTGACCTGTTTCGCCAGCGCGTCGAAGCCGCCATTGCCGGGATCGAGCGGAACGCCGCTCGCGCTGCGCCTGTCCAAATCGTCAATCGCGGCCTGTCTGGCGATGGTGGCTTCCAGCGTGGTCAGATCAGCCGTGGCCTGATCCCATTTGATCTGCGCCGCCTCGGGCAGCGCGCCATCCGGCGTCGCCCGGTGCAAGCCTTCCAATTCCGTCTTGAGCGCGGCGCGACGCTCCATCAGTGCGCGAAGCGAGGCCATGATTGTTTTCCTTCAGTTAAGGTGCGCCGACTGGCGGCGATGGTCGGCGAGGCGGGACGCCAAATCGGACAGTAATTCCGCTACCGGAATGAGCATGAACGGTCGGCGGATGTCCTCGGTCACGATGGGACCGCGCAGCCAGGCGCTGTGGGACTGCCCGCATGACCATGCGACCATCAAAATCCGATAGGCTGCATCAGCGGGGTCCACGTCCTGGACGGCTTGCATGGCGATGGCGTTGGCCTCTTCGAAACTCAGCATCGGCAGCGCCAAAACGATACGCCAACGTAACACTTCGCCGAGTGTGATGCTGTCTCGTTCCGACCATGGGACGACGGTGAGGAGGTCGGCGTCGGCCTGATTGTGTGCCAGCACGGCGAGCGCCTCCGCGCGGTTCAGTTCAGCGGGGGCGGACATGGCTTGCCGCCTTTCGCTGGTGGTGTTTGGCGATGGCGGCGCGGAGTTCTTGCTTCCACCGTTTCACCGGCAGATCGGCGATGGGTCGCGCGGTGGGCGCGTCCGATGGCGGCGTCGGGCCGATGCTCATGTGGCCGCGCAGCCCGCCCGCGGCTTCCCACGTGAACAAGTAAAGCACCTCGGCCTCGGGATAAGCGAGGAGGGCCTGGAGCAGTGCCGCGCTCATCTGACCGGCGAGCGGCAACGGCGTCCGCGCCCGGGCGAGAGAATCCCACCATCTCAAGGCCAACAAATGATCAACGGACCAGAGCCGCTTGCTCGGGTTCGTCAACGGCGGCGCATGTTCGTAGTAGCCCTTTCCCCGCGCGCGGTCCCAGGTTCGCTGGCGCGCGCCGGTGAGCACGTGAGCCAAGGGCGTGTCGATGTCAGCGAGTGTTTCCACGGTCGCCCTTCCTTTGAGGTAGTGCCAACGGGGTGGGACGCTGGCATGGATGCCGTGTGGGATGCAAGAAACGACGATTAATTCGTTCGAGTCTGGATCAGGAAAATCGGTCGCACCGTCTGTTTTTAGTTGGCCAATAACTCGACCTCTCTGGACTATTTACTTAAAGTCGCTGTCGTCATCTCGCATGTTACTGGATGACGTGGCGCATATCGCGCCATTTACTTGTCGCGTTTCGCGACTATTGCCCGGCATGACTGTCGGCGCGGTGGTGACGGCGAATCGGATGGCGGGGGAGCGGGGGAGGGTTCGGTCCCGGCGGATGGGGACCACAC